CTGGTGGCGGCAGAAAGTGGGTCTATCGCCGCAGCGGAAGTTGCCTTATATTGCGTATCGGCTGCCAGCGCGTCCGGAGAACGAGCCATAGCGTAGCTCATGCCCCCGCTGGTAATATCGTCCATGCCGGTTGCCACTGAAGCTGGCGCATCTATCGCTCCCGCCCCAGTGAGGGTTGCCTTTTGGGCATCTAGCACTTTGCGAGCGTCGGATACCGCAGCCTTCGTGCCGGGTTTGTAGTCCTCCATGATGTCGGAGTACAGCGGCGATAGGCGTGCCACGTCCTGCAAGTCTCGCTCGCGTTGGCGGGATAAGTTTCCCGCTTGAACGTCTTCGGCTAGGGCGGACAAGCCGAGGAATTTTCCTGACTCGTCAAACCCCGCTTGGCGACCTACGTCCTGCATGGAGTAGTCGCCCATCACCAATTCGCGACCTTCGGCTTTGCCTTGCGCCTCGTAGTGGTCTTGCCCGTATTCCTCTATCGTAATGTCCTCACCCGCTTGCCGTCTTCTGGCAAACTCCGCTTGCAGATCGGGATTATCCCGCACGTATTTGGCGTAGTCCTCACTTTGCACTGCTTGCTGCACGCCGCGAGTATCGCCAAGAAGGTCTACCATGCCCGTGCCTTCGCGAACTACGTCGCCTTCTTGAAGCGGTTTGCCCGTGTTGGGGTTGGTGAACTCAAACTCTAGCTTTACCTCTTCTTCGGGTATGCCTTCCTTGACGGATGCGGTTACGGAGTCGTTTAACTCATTGAAGCGCGAAGTCACCATCTGGAGATTTGTCTGATCTGGAGGCTGTTCGCCGGGGCGTAGCCGACCACCTTGCCCTGGTACGTCTAACATGCCTCCTGTTTGGGTATCAATAATAGAGTATTGTGCTGGAAGGTCTCTAGGTGTCCCAAAGCCTTGCTGCGGTTGAAATGCCACCGTCTGAACCATCTGATACCTGCCGCCAGCGGACTGCGTAGGTGCATCGCCACCCACTTGCTCGCTAGTCACGATTTCTGCTCCGGGGATGCCGTACTTACCGGTCTCAGGGTCTTTGACTACCTTTTGCTCTCCGCCCAAGATCGTCTGGCGCAGAACGTCGGTGTCAATTTGGGCGGTCTGTTTGCGAATCGGCGCTTCAACTCCCGCCAAAATGTCACCGAGGTTGCCACCCTCAAATCCGGCTTCCTTGTAAATGTCTGCGTAATCGCCCTGACCGAGCAATTGCTCCATCTGAGCTTTCATCGCGTCTGCCATTCCTTCCCCGTATGACGGCTGCGCCGGATAATTGTAAACTGGACTACCACCACTCATAACTTATTTCCTCCTTAGAACTCTTTTAAAATCAAACCATTGCACGGCGCGGTCTTTACTCACCCGTGACCAACCCACCTTTGGCAGCGGATAAGGTATCCGCGATATGAACTCTGAAACTGCATCTACGCCTACTGCGAAGCGGACATACCAGGCATCGGGCGCTACTGCTCCCCATTGCTCGTCAGGGTTGCCGCCGTCCGTTCTCACCGCTTTGCCAAACATCAGGCTATGAGGCGTGATGAACACGTATCCACCGAGGGTGGAGTAAGCGGAGATGTCTTTCATTAGATCGTCACCCGTCTTAGCGTAAAACGCCAATGCTTCTTCAAATGGTTTCATTAACAACCTCCTTGGTTGGCACATCTCCATCATAGCCTAATAGCCAGAGAACAAACATGCGATGAATACCGTCTAGTATTTTCCCCTCTTCATCTAACAATATAGGTTCTTTTAATCCATTCTTCCGAATGTCGGTAGCCAATAAAAACAACGGCATGGATTCCCGTGACACGCGACCCCAATCAACGCTTGCGGGTGTGCTGGAAAATAGTTCACTAACCTTCATGTGCTTATCGTAGCCCCCAAAGCTACTACCTTCCAATCACTGCCGTTTGAGCACGCCACCGTAGCTGCCCCGCTGTTGCCGTCTGTCACGTAAATTAATTGTCCCGCCGGTGAGGCGGATGGCACACCGCTCACCGCATAGGATGGTAAAGTCATTATAGTACCACTAATCGCGCCACCTGTGAGGGCTACCGCATTGCTTGCTTGGGTGGCGATTGTTCCTAGTCCGAGGTTGGTACGAGCCGCGCTTGCGGTAGTTGCGTTTGTGCCACCATTGCCGACTGCTATGGGAGTTGCCACGGTCACGCCGGGTTCGCCAAGCTGGTTTAGCGCCGAGGCAGTTACCGCCACCCCTGTCGCGAAAGTGTAATTCCTCGTAACGCTTGCGGTGATAGCCACTACGCCACCTCCCTGCGTGCGTTAAGCCCTTGCCCTTCCGCCTCTACTTGGACGTGCCTAAAGGAAGGTCGCCCCGCTGTCACGTCTATTTCTATGTTGCCCGAATAGCCACGCTTTCTGCCACCGCTGAAGCGTAATAAAGCTTCTTCCGTACTTCCGCCCGTGTAGCTTAATACCGTGGTACTGGAATCGGGATCGGTGGTGTTGAGCTTTATGGTGAACGCATCTGAAGATACGAAGCTTGCTCCGAGTTGACCGCGCTTGAAACTCTTTATGCCTTGCTCACCGAAGAGGTAGTCTCTCGTCTTCAGCTTGGCGGAGATGGCGGTGTTGGACTCTGAGCTACTACCGATTTTGCGGTTGCTGTCATCCGTAGAGTTTTCAAAGCAGAGATACCAACCCGTATCGTTACACGCAAAGAGTCTGCGGCGCGTAGGATTACTCCCGTGGGAGCATACTACCCAATCGTCCACATGGAACGCTAGGCTACCGCTCATAGCGGGGTAATCGTCTACGCTAGTCCATTGGGAAGTCAGTAGGTCAAAGACAAAAATCTTGTTTGGAACGGTACTGCTCCCAGTGGGTACTGCTAGGAAATACTTATTATCAAAGACTACGCCACACGCCTTGTCTGCCGCCGCATAGTTCACGTCAGCGAACTGGTCTTGGATCGGGCGAGTGAGCGGGATGGTCTCACCCTGCACTTTACTGATTGCCACGCCCAATCCCTTGGCGGGGTCTACGCCGGGGGAGAGGACTACTACTCCGTTGTCGGAGAGGAAAAAAGTCTGTGGCCCTGACTGCGCTATGCTCTTTCTAGCTACGCAACCGTGCTGGCGGGTGATTTCGTAAACGTTGGCGGCTGATGTGGTCGCAACATTATTTATTAAATGAATGCTATTGCGGAAAAATACTATCAACTGATCTTCCTGGTACGGTATGAATCCTACGAGGAAATCTGCACTGCCCTTATTAATTCTGAATTGTGAGTCGGCTGCAGTAAAGTTGTTACTATCAAGGAGATCCGACATCAGCACGGTGTAATCGCTGTCCGTAGGCTGGGGAATGATCAGTCGGTTTCTGAAGCTGATTCCGTAGTCGGTGTTAGGGCAAGCTATGCCACCACCTGACGCACTGCCGGTCTTAGGAACAAACTTAGAGTCTAAGGTGTCATTGCCGTCCGTATCCGTTAAACTTCCGTTCCACTCAAGCGGCCTTTTGTTTTCACCCCGAAACAGAATCAGCTTCTCAAAGTTTTGCACGAATGATGCGTTGTCCGCCGTGGCTACTACTTCCGCACCACCGCTAGTGTCGTACTCCACGTACAGACCGGTCGCGTTGGCATCGTTGTATAAAATTACTTTATCTTTGGTTGCGACTGCTATGAACTCCTCGCCCGAAGCGGGATCGGAGAAGAGCGTTGAACAGAAGCACTGTTCCGTTCCCGCCGAGTAACTGAGGGTGACTCCACCGGCAAGGAAGTCTATCCCCTTCCTGACGGTAGCGGTGTCTCCCTCAAGTACCATGTTCTGCGAGTCAGCTACCATACCAGGTTGCAGGGAAGTAGGCTCTAGGTACGAGTTCATGCCCACGAACCCAACGTCACCCTCCGTTATGGCGGGTGTGTCCAATGGGCCATATTCCTCGTAGCGCGGCATTAGTTCCTAGTTATCTGATATATGCGTATGCACATGAAAGTGATGGTGCAGCACGCCGCTACGAGCGATGCCAAGTGACTCCACTGAGCTAACCCCATTGTCGTGGCTAGTCCTCCGAGTCCTCCCCATACCGAGCGATCTTCTAAAAGCTCCATGTCTTGACCAACTCCATGTTGGAGCACCCCGTGAAGAGTTCCACTATGGCTATGACTACGATGAA